AGCGCAGGATGAGGATATCGGAAGCACTTAAAGGAAAAACGTTAACGATCGAACTAATACAAGCTATTGAAACTGAAAATTTTGAATATTTAACTAATAATTGTGAAAAACTATTTACTTATTTGAAAGCAGCGCCCGAACTAATTGACGAAGATTTCGAATGCGGTGAAAATTCATTATTAGCAAAAAGTGTGATTTCAAAACTTGGCAAACTAGATTACAATCAATTACTCGGTAAAGTACAAGCATTTGACAAAAATTGGTTAATTACTGGCAAATATAATTTCGACAAAATAACATATCAGTATCTCCCAACTTTTGATTTAAAATCGTATCATGCAGTCAAAGATAGTCTACAAATCGAGGAAAAACGAGTTTATGAAATATTATTAACTGAGAAAACACATCAACCAAGATTTCCTTCAACTTATGCAATTTGGCGATCATTATTTTCAAGTCTATTAGTAGTAAATACAATTTACGGTGAATCAAACTTTATATATCGGTTAGTCAGCAGTGTGCTACGTAAATATGACAAATTTCCATTTCATACTAGGCAGAATATGACAATTTGGGATACGGAAGATGCATTTTCAAGTTTACCTTATGTAATTTATGCTATTAATAACTGGTGTGATAGATTAGTTTACGGTGAATTAGGTATTGACGACGTTAAATTATCAGCTGCAGTGTTAAATTGGTGGATAACTACGAGTTTATTTGATTCTCAACTAAAATGGAAGTCTATTTTCACAGACTTTGTGGACCACGCTACTCAACAATTATCGATACAGACAGTCAGAGAATGGAACGCGGAAGGAATACCTGTAAGATTAATACGACGAAAGATAAAGACAAATGCTTATGCTCAGGAAATCAAAAGTTACAAGGAAAAATTATCAGACGTGCCTATATCTTGGATAAAAGATCTGATTTCTGGCCTATTGAAGCATACAACATCACTGACAACTTGCATTGTGTACGGGAAGGTTTTGAGAAATCTTGGAAATCCAGCTCTTTACTTGACGAGTATCGTAGACTTAACCTTAGGTCCAGCAATTGATCCGAGACTAGAAAGCACAGTCGTACCAAAAGGAAGCGTTGAAGTACCATTATCAAACGGAACAATTTATCGAACTATACCCGATGCATCTACGAAGTTAGGAAGAATGCAATTATTTGGTAAACCAATAGTCAACAGAGCTAAAAACTCATTCAATGGATACAGTGTACAAGACAAAGCCGTGAACTTTCTAACTCCACAGTCTAGCGGAAGAAAGGATTTAGGTGATAAGCCCGAAGAAATTCCAGATAAATTAGTACAGATAGCCGGAACAAGATTAGGCGATGCAATCATTCATCACGAACAATTGGCAAATCCAGCATACATGATTGAAGGTGCAGCCAGAGAAACATGGGCAGGAATACGCGAGCAAATTGGTCGAAGACTACGAGCTATATCAGTAATACCAAACGAAAAATTGTTATTTTCTTTTGCAGCATACACTTGTTCTTTGGAATTCTTAAAATACGTATCGGATGCAAGCAGCGGAAAACAAACTGGACATTACGCAGACATACGACAGTTACTAATTGGAACAGGCAATCAAAATAGTATTGTTGACAGCATTGACATATCAGGTATGGACGCTTCAGTACAACCAACGGTATACTCAACTTTTTATGACGTGATAGCTCCAATCAGTCAGGGTGAACGCAATCGAGGTGCAAATTACTTTGGATTTCAATCAAGAACTGATGTTGGTATGAATGATGATGGTCACAGGAGTGAAATTGAAATATCAGGATTGTCAGACGCTATTCTAACTTCACGCGATAAAATTACACCATTCGGTACAAGTGTTAAAGGCAAAATTTATTCTCTAAGAGGTAAAGATTACACATTTCCATCAGGTGTCGCATTTACAGGAACACATCACACAATAATTCTATTTCTTGGTATCAGAGAAGCTGAAGATCATTGGAAATTACTAGGTAACACATCATATCTATCATTTGTTTATGTACAGGGTGATGATATCTTAATGATTTACATTGGCGATGAGGACAAAATTCACGCACAACGTTCATTCATGGCATCAGAATTAAGCGAATTGGGTTTTAAAACAACAAGTCAAGCGTCACCAACTCTTGGAGTATTTTTACAACAATGTGTAGTAGGCGGTGGATATATGGGATACGCAGAGCGTTTAGGTTTATGTACGGCGGAAAAGAGTGAATGGTCAGACGATTCAATTGATAAAGCACAACAGTTGTCAGCATTATGTGCGGATTTGTCAAGCAGAGTACATCATCCAGCAGGTTTACGATTGTTGTATATTTCATATTGTTGGTGGATGTTTTCAAGAATAACATTGCCAATCACAACCAGGGCATTTTCGGAAGTGCGGAATTTTATGACTGAAATGAAACACATACGATTATTCGAAGTTCCAAGGTCACAAGATGCTACCACGTACAATCGACACACTGATCATTACATTCGGTTATACGCTCCTTTTCTAATGTGTTTCACTGAAAAAGGTTTTCAAGCACCAAGTTTACCAACTCAAAGATTAGATGGAACATCTACAGTGCAAAGCAGTTATCTAACGTTACGAGGCGAGATTCTCAGAAGGTATCGATTTGATATTGTGATGGATACATTATATCATTTAAACGACGAACGTTTTTCGAATGAGCATTTTACTTATTTAGAAGAACTGGGATTCAAGGAAGCAGACGTATGTGCCGAAATTTTTAAGAGAAGCACACGTAATAAGGAATACAAAGCGGATACTTACTTCTCAGAATCAGAATTATTCCAATACTCAGAGAGACTCAATCAATATAGAGATCCACATTTAATGGCGAGTTCAATGTTTGGAGCAAAGAGATTACGAGATAATGGAATACCACTCGATGATGCTTTAATCCAAATGTATCAAGTGCCAACTCGGATTAGACAACTTGCAAACGCTCAAACTCCAACCAAAAATGAAGATACTTTTATTTCATCAGCAATTTTGTTATCAATCAAAAAATTATATGCACGACAGAAAGTAATAGACGAAGCCGACACTAAATTCCTATATACTTTAGATTTATCAGAGAACTTGATTAAGACGAACATCCTAGTAAATGAAGCAGTAGTATTTAGTGCACATCCAATTGGGCCAGGGATTTATTACAACTCACCAATGGGCAGAGTATTACGCGGATTAGGATTCAGGGTTGGACCAACATCTGATCTGAATATTAGTGCAAGTGTAATAAATAATAAATACGCAAACGGATTATCAGACACTAGGTTAATCGACGCATTTGAACAAGTCGCAAATCGAAGTAAAAATAATCCAAGTTTAATTGAATATTTCATTCAGGCTACAGGAATAGATAGGAAAACAGTTCAGCAATTTATTCGGTATTATGAATACAAATCAAGGACTACAGCCATACGAATCAATTACTCAGCAAATCCTAGATTATATTTCTTTAATTCGTTATCAACTAGAAATGCTTACGCCACAATGGAGAGTCCGAAAATGTCACTGAGCGAGAGCGAAACTGGATACTTATCAATAATTGCATTATATGAATTTCTACGATTATCAGAAGCAAATGTTAACAATAACCTACTATCGCTTGGATTAACGAAATCGTTGCGGGACGCGCTTGCGGTGCAATGAGATTCCTGATTAAAAGTCACATCCTGTGGTGTTACGGGCTTGGGCCGACCCCTTAATAAACGCTGACCC